GAATATTTTGAAGATGTTACTCTAAATGGAAAAAGATTTGAATTGAGAAAAAATGATAGAGATTTTAAGATTGGAGATTTATTCGTTTTAAGAGAATGGAGAAATGAAGAATATACAGGAAGATTTTTTATTCAGTCAATTAAATACATTTTAAAAGATTGTGAAAAATTTGGTCTTGAAAAAGATTTCTGTATTTTTTGTTGGTAAGCATATATGATATTGATTGAAGATATGGGAAACAAGGTTGGACTTCACGCAATCAAAAATAATTATTGGAAGTCACAAGGAATAGAAGTGCAAAGATATCCGCTCCCGACAGGAGACTATGTGTTGATGAACGATAAAATCCAAGATGTACTTGATCGGAAAAGGAAAAGAAATCTTGAAGTGAAGAAAATGGATTTTTTAGGATGTTATAATATCGGGGTAGACAGTAAAGCTGACATATCTGAACTTTATCAGAATATGGTTCAATCACACGAAAGATTCCGTGATGAATTACTCTTGGCACAAAACAATAATATCAAACTGTACATTTTGACGGAAAATAAGAATAATGTTCGAAAAATTGAAGATTTGGTATTTTGGGATAATCCACGTAAATATATTTGGATGGCAGAAGTAAGAAAAGTTTTTACAGATTTACAAAAGAAATGGTATTCCGATGAAAATGCGATCAAATTTTTAGTAAATAGGAATATTGATATCTTGAGCAATGATTTATACAAAAGATATTTCAAAGAATTAAAAGAAATTCCATTAGATGATATTCTTGCATATCTAAAAAATAAAAAAGTGGTTGCGTATTTAAAAGAAAATAAAATTAAGGTACGCAAAAAGCCTATGGATAATAATTCATTGATTAAGTCAATGCAAGAAATGGAATTAAAGTATGGAGTGACGTTTTTATTCTGTAGTCCTGAAGAATCTGGAGAAAGAGTTATTAAATTGTTGACACAAAATTTATAATGGTATAAAATGTAATCACATTAAAAACAATATAGTTTAGTTTGCGGGGCGGTCATGAAAGTGGCTGCTCTATTTTTGTGTGGAAAATGAAAAAGATGAAAAGAAGTTGTTGACAATATGTATATGTTGATATATAATAAGTATATGAAGAACACATAAACAACCGCAAATAAGGAGAAAGTAATATGAATTATTTAGAATTACACAGAGACGAGATTTTTAAGAAATATTCAACAGAGGAGTTATTAAAAGATATTGAAAACTATAAAAGTGGTAGCGGTAAATTATATAAATTACTAAATCATTTTTTTGAAGAGTGTATTTTTAATTGTAAAGGTGGAAGAGGGAACATGACTCCAATGGAAGCATTGCAAGACGACAATATTGTTGGTAAAATAGTTGAATTTACTAACTCTAAGCCTAAATTTTATACTGGCAGTGAAGTTTCGAATATAAAATCATTCTTTAGAAATGCTGGAAGAACTGCTCAAAAAGTAGCTAATTTTTGTCCCAAAAATGCAAGAGATATTTACTTTAGATATCATGATATAAATGTTGACAAATTAAATATACTAGATACAAGTATGGGTTTTGGAAGTAGAATGTCATCTGTATTATTAAGCGGTCATAATTATTGTGGTTTTGATCCAAATAAAGAATTATATGGAAAACTTAAAGAATATTATTCATTTTTAAAAGAAAATAATATTGTGTCAAATGAACAAAAATGTGGTATATATTGTCAAGGCAGTGAAATTTATAGACCAGAATTAAGCAATATGTTTGATGTTTCTTTTACAAGTCCACCTTATTTTAACTTAGAAAAATATTCAGATGACAGCAGCGAATCAACGAAACATTATGATAACTATGAATTGTGGATTGAGTTTTTTGCTAAACCAACCATACAAAATACTTATAATTATTTAAAGGTTGGTGGATATGCTATGATTAATATCAAAAATATGACAAGTGGTAAGAAATATAAATTATTTAATGATTGGTTTAAACTATTTAAAGAGAACAGTGGATTTGAGTTTGTTGAAATATTTGATATAACTCATCAGTCTAAAAGAGTATACAATGGCAAACACGCAACTATGAAAGATGAAATTGAAGATTATCAAGGGTTTAAAGAACCGGTTATGGTATTTAGAAAGGTAAAACAATGTAATTAATCTAACACGGTTCCCGGTCAACCTTAAACCGTCAGAATGGAGAGAAAAATGGAAGTAAGTATTAAAAATGCGACGGATAAAATAAGGAGTTGTTTTCCTAAATCGTTTATTAACTTAAGATGGGAATTGATTATTCATCCTGCTAGAAATTCATATTTTTCGTTGTTGGATTGCGATACGGACTTAGACGTACAATGCAAAGTATTGGAATGGTTATCTCGTGAAGCAATTAATGGCGGCACAAAGCAATCAATGTGTTATCATTTAAACGGAATTAATGCGTTTTTTGAAACTTCCTTTAATAATAAGCAAATGGAATTAATCTATTGCAAATTAGGGAACAGAGTTAACCACAATTTGACAATTAAATTTATTGAAAGTGGATTAGATTTAAAAATATTTGAAAGCGAGGACACATCATGCAATTAGGATTGTTTGATAAATGTATATTTAGTGGTTTTTATAAAAAAGCAAAAGATGGTAGATTTATTTATTTAGATAAAAGTACATTAACGGCCAGTTTAATGGATATGAATTTAGCCGATGGGGAATTCGATGGAACAATAGAAAAAGATTGCGACAGAGCAGAAAAAACTTATTATAAACACATTTCATCAAATGGAAAAGGTGTTATTGTTGGATTTACAGATTTGGTTATTAATGGGTTTTTAGATGTTATTTATGAAGATGAATGCGATGTTGGAGTTGGTGTTATTCCATCAGCTTTCTACGTCATTAAAACACCAAAAGAAATTGTAAAATGTGCGATTGTTTATTATTCCAATAACAAAAAACATTATGTTCCGTTAACTGACCTAGAAAGAATAGAGGTAAAATAATATGCAATTAGGATCATACATAAAATCACGCAGACTTAATCTCGGACTAACTCATAAACAGTTAGCGGAAAAAATGGATACAACGGTCACGACTATATCAAAATGGGAAAATAACCATGTGGAGCCATCTCTTAGTAATTTTGTCAAGTTATGTGAAGTGCTGGGAATGAAATTAGAAGATTTTATTGGAAAGGAAGTAGGGTAGAATGATTAAAAAATTTGTTGTTTGGTATATGAAAAAACAAAGAACTGCAGAAATACATTACAATGGATATACAATTAGAATTTTTACAGAATCGTATTATAGAAAATTGCATGAGTATGAGGTCGATCACAAAGAAGATATTGTTAAATTATAACATACACGAAAGCGAGGATAAATAAATGACGAACGAAGAAGCAATTAAATCAATGAGAAATCTCGATGATATAATTAGTATTACAGAATCGGAACATGAATCAGTTAAAAACGCAATATCTGCATTAGAACATAATTCACTATTGATTGAACATATTTCTAATTTGCAAAATGAAAATACAGATTTTTTTAATAAATTAGTTGAAACAGAAAATGAAAACACCAAACTCAAAGCCGAGATTGAGCAGTTGAAAAATCAATTTGATTTATATTATAAACTATATTTAGTATCAATTGACGCAAGGGGAATATTGACAGAATGTGTTGAGCAGTTAAAATCAGAATTGGAACAGTCGGTAAAATTGCCTTGCAAGGTTGGAGATGAATTCTATTGCGTTGCGTATGAAGAAAATCCTAGAGTTGTAAAAGTTTTTTGTGATGGATATGGGATTATCAAAAATAACTTAACAGAGCCTGAACAAAAATTCGTATGGATGGCAAATATCGAAAAACCATCTGATTATTGGAAAATTGATTTTTCTATCTTCAATGAAAAAATGTTTAAAACACGAGAAGAAGCAGAACAATCACTGAAAGCAACGCAGCCATGACAAAAGAACAAATTAACGAACGTAAAGCATATTTGAAGAGCCTGACTATTGGCTCTTTTTTTATTTTAAATTTATGCGAATAAAGTGTTGACAAGTGTTAGTAATTGTTATAATATAATATTACAAAGACTATTTGAAAGGAGTTATATAAATGAAAACAATAAAAGAAACCGCTAAATATTTCAATGTAACTGAAATGACGATAAGAAGATGGATTGATAGCGGAAAACTAAAAGCAATAAAGATTGTCGGTACAGTTAGAATTGAAGAAGTAGAAATAGAACGATTAAAGAAAGGGGAATAACCATGGGGTTTAAATACAAAAATGAAATATTCGATACCTTCGATGAAGTTTGTTGGTTTAGATTTTTTGAGAAAAAAGGAATCAGTTGCGAGTATATCAAAAACGATAAAATTTACACACTTCCAATAAGAAAAGAAATCAATTTTTTATTATTAGATCAGGATGTGTTTTTTATTATCATTGAGAAAGAACAATTAAACGATATGTCGGATAAATTATTTGAACTTTACAGAAAATACAAAAAAACTGTAGTAATAGGATTTTCAGATGGAAGTTTCAGAATAATTGAAAGAGAGCCTGGATGGGGCATTGATTGTTTCTCATATTCAGATAGTGTTTTATTTAAATGTTTAGAATGTGGTAAATATTGGTTCGGAAGCAATCCTGGAACGTGGAAATGTAAATGTTGCGGTGTTTACGATGGAGATCATCATATTGGCGAAATGGTTTTTGGTAATAAAAATACACTATGGAGTGAGGTGTTTTAATTGCAAGGATGGGTTAAACTTCATAGAAGAATTTATGATAACCCTGTAGTTAGAAAAGATAATGATTATTTTGCTGTTTGGATATATTTACTTTTAAATGCAACCCATACTGAAATAAATATGGTTTTTGCAGGAAAGGAAATAACACTAAAAAAAGGTCAATTAATTACAGGAAGAAAGCAAATTGCTGTGAACAACAAAATAGACGAAAATAAAGTGGAAAGGATATTAAAACACTTTAAAATCGCACAACAAATTGAACAACAAACTTCTAATAAAAACCGATTAATAACAATACTTAATTGGGAAAATTATCAATGTAGTGAACAACAAAATGAACAACAAACGAACAACAAGCCTAAAAAAAGTGAACAACAAAATGAACACAAACAAGAATGTATTAATAATGGTTTAAAGAAAAAAGAAAAAACATATAATGGCGAAATTGAAAATTTCTTTGAAAGTGTTTGGGAATTATACCCACTTAAAAAAGGCAAAGGATCTGTTAATATTAAACAAAAGAAAGTTTTGCAAAGAATAGGTTATGAAGAAATCAAAAGGTGTATTGAAAGATATGTGGTAGATCAAAAAAATCCTGACTTTTATAAGTATGGCAGCACATTTTTCAATTCAGGGTATATTGATTATTTAGATGAAAATTTTACAGATCAAAAAACACAGAATTATCAGAATTTACAAAATAATGAGATTAGAACAGGACAGGCTATTGACCTAAGTGTTAAATCTTGGAACGGAGAAAGACAATAGTGGATATTAATCAAACAGAAATTAGAAAAACAATCAGTTTAATGAAAAGAGAAAATAGTCTATTTGAAATTAGAATTATTTATTCTACAAAAGAAGCATATTCAGGATATTTTAATGATGTTGAAATCATGTTAAAAGAATTAAATAAATTTAATAACAATAGACCGAAGAATTTTTATATAACACTGAATGAAATAAATCCATGTTGCTTTGATCGTGAACAAAAAAATACATTTATAAAAAATGCTTCCAACACAGGCGACAAAGATATGTTGGGTTATGAATGGATCATGATTGATTTAGATCCTATCAGGCCGAGAGGAATATCATCAACCAATGAACAAGTAGAATGTGCTAAGAAAAAAGGCAATGATATATATATGTTTTTAAAGAAACAGGGATTTGAAAAACCATTGTTTGGTTTTAGTGGTAATGGTGTGCATCTTTTGTATAAGGTAAATTTTGCGAACACAGAAGAAAATAAGAGCCTTGTAAAATCTTTTCTAACCTACCTGGATATGTTTTTTTCAGATTCAGTTGTTAAGGTTGATGTTGCTAATCATAATCAAAGTAGAGTTTGTAAATTGTATGGGACAATGGCAATGAAAGGAACTAATTCAGAAGAACGACCATATAGAATGAGTTATATTTTACAAGATTCAAATACCGAAATATTAATCAATGATAAATCTTTTATACAAAAAATAGTTAATATGATACCTGTAGAAGAAAAACCTGCTAAGTATAATAATTTTTCGCCAAAGGATTTTGATTTAGATAATTGGTTAAATGATCATTATATCCAATATAAAACTGCAAGCCACACAGACGGTACGAAATATGTTTTAGATGAATGTCCATTCGATAGTAGTCATAATGGTAAAGATGCGGTTTTATTTAAAGGTAAAAATGGTGCAATAGGATTTCATTGTTTCCACGATTCATGTAGTGGTAAAACATGGCAAGACATGAGAATGAAATACGAGCCTGATGCCTATGATAAAAAATACGAACAACCATATAGGCAGCCAAATTATACAAATCCTAATTATAAAATTGAGAAAGTGGAAGAAATAAAAGAAATTAATGGTAAGCCTGTATTTTTAACTACAGAACAAATAAGATTGATGGTAGCACCTGAAGAAGAATATATGCCAAGTGGTATAACAATGATTGATAAAAAGTTAGGTGGACTAAAAAAGACTTATGTATCTGTTATGTCAGGATTGAGAGCAGGTGGAAAATCAAGTATTATTTCTCAAATGATTTTAGAGAGTGCGGAAAACAATTACAGAACTGCATTGTTTAGTGGAGAGTTGACACCTAAAAATCTTATGAAGTGGATGTATTTGCAATGTGCAGGAAAAAACAATGTAAAACCTACGATTTTTGAAGGTAAGTATTTTGTAGAAGAAGAAACAATTATTAGAATGTCTAAATGGTTGGATGAAAAATTATACGTATACAATAATGAGTATGGCAATAATTTTGAACAGATAATGATGCAATTAAAAAAATGTGTAGTGGATCATAAAGTTGATTTAATAATTTTAGATAATTTAATGGCCTTGAATATACCAAATAATAACAATGATAAATATGCTGCGCAAAGTAAATTCGTGCAAGATTTAGAAGATTTTGCAAAAGCCTGCAATGTTCACATATTGTTTGTAGCACATCCTAGAAAGTCACAGGGATTTTTAAGATTAGACGATGTATCAGGATCTAATGATATTGTGAATAGAGTTGATAATGCTTTTATTATTCATAGGGTAAATTCAGATTTTAAAAGTAGTTATAAATTGAAATTTGAACGTGATGCAGATTTAGATTTTCCAAGAGCAACGAATGTTATCGAAATTTGTAAAGATCGTGACAATGGAACACAAGATATTTTAGTACCTTTATATTTTGAAATTGAAACAAAGAGATTAAAAAATGAAATATCTGAATATATTAGATATGGTTGGGAAGAAAAACATAGCGATTTTATTCCAATAGAAAATTATACCGATTTAGATATGCCGTTTGAATTATAACGAAAGGAGAACGATGTACACAACAGAACAACAAGAACGATTCAAATTATTTTTTAATGAGTATTGGAATTTAACAAAAAAATATTTAATTAATAATCAAGGTATGACGGAAAAGGAATGGGAGCTATTTGTATTAGAAATTGAGTTGTTAGAGAAGAATTACAAGACAGATTCGTTTAATGGACTAGTAAGAGATTTACTGTTGTCACTAACAAAGCAATTAGAAAGTGAAAGAGTTGAGTGATGGAAAAGTTAAATGTTAAAAAAGGAGATAAGGTTATTGTATTTGATGGCTATGGTGGAAGTCGTATTGCAGAAGTAGAAAAAGTAAAAGATACAGGATCATTTAAAGTTAACGGAATTGTGTATTCGATGGTTGGCAATGAAAAATTCAAGACTTTCGGAGCACCTAATAAAGTAAAACTTGCTACTGAAAAAAGAAATTGAGAGAATGGAACAATTAAAAGTAATCAGATACGTGTTGATGAAAATGGGATGCTGCACAAGTCTGACATATGAACAAGCAGTTGCTATTGATCAAATATTAAAAAGTGAATAATGAAAAGGAGAAGAAAGAAAAGTGAGAAAATATACAAGGGAAGAAACGGAAAGATATCATGCAATGATTATGGATATGTACAAAAATAATTATAGTTTAGATGAAATCGCAAAAGCTACCGGATATAAGAAAGGCACAGTTAAGCAATATATTTATTCTCAAGGAGATTTTTCAGCAGACAGAAAAAGATTAATTGAAGTCAGGAATAAAAAAATCCATGAGTTATACAAAGAAGGGTTATCAATGCGACAGATAGGTTTGCAGAGTGATTGCAGTTGTTGGACAGTTAAACTAGTTTTGGAAGATGTGAGAATGGAAGCTGTACCAACTAGAAAAAGTAAACCGAAAGCAAATATTAATAGTCCGGAAAGGGAAAAGAGAGAAGTCACAGTGGTCGAAGTTCCGAAAATGTTGGAAAAAGTAATGGTTGTCGAAAATTGTAGATATGTGGAAAAAGTAAAAGTATTTAGAGATATAACCGAATTATGCGGACAACAGAAAGTTTTCATGGAAAGGAGTTACTTATAATACGTGATTATGATTTAAGTTTGTATCGTGAGAAAAGGAAACCATTTGTAAGTAATGACGTTAAAAATGAATCTGCTAGAAAAACAGAAATAGAAAGACAAGGATATTTGAGTTCAATCGAAAAACAAGCACCAAAAGATTGTGTGCAGGCGAAACATAAACCGTATCAGTGTGATATTGAGTTAAAATAGCCACCACAACACACACAAGCATTAAATCGTAACAATAATTGATTAAATGGTAAAATGTATGAGTAATGGATAAAAATTGAAATTAGAGCAAAATAGAAAGGTGTAAAAGAAGAATGAGATTAATTGACGCAGATTTATTAAAAGAAGAATTACCAAGAAAAAGAACTATGTCAATGTGTTTAACTATCGATGAATGTATTGAGTGGAATAAAATGGTTGATAGATTAAAAATTTTAATTGATAATCAACAGACTGTAAACACTAATCAATGGATTTTATGCAAAGAAAGACCACCAACAAAAGAAGAATATGCAAAAAATAATGGAAGATTTATTGTAACTGATGGAAATATATCATATCAAACATATTTTGATTTTTACAAAACGTTTAGGTTTGGAGAACAAACAATGAATGGGTTTAGAATAGACAGATACATTCTTGCATGGATGGAATTACCAGAACCGTATGAAAAGTAATTAATTTGTAATTAATCTATTTGCATTGAAAAATCAATATAAAAAGAGTAAACTATATACAACTATTAATTATTTATTTAAGGGGGTATGTCAATGTCACAAGTAGGATCAATGGAAGCACAGAATGGATATTACAGAAAGAAAGACGATACAATAGAAAACTTTGCGGTTAAGGATGGTTTTCATATTACAGATACCGAGAGAAACGCATTAGCAGAAGGTAATAGTTTTGTAAGTGGTTATATATTTGATGGAGTGGCTAGTAATGGTAGAGCGGTAATTCATGTAAAGACAGGTAGTAAGGTTTGTGTTATGAGTTATGGAGTAGGTAGTGATGGAGTATGTGACTACGGTGTATATAAAAATTCTACTATATCAGCAGATGGTACACAGTTTGGTGCGTTTGGTAGAAATATGGTAACGGTAAAGGATCCTACAACAAAAACATTCAGGACACCTGCAATTACATCAGATGGTGCAATTATGGCTATGAGAACTAATAACGGTGCGTCAGGACCTGCGAAAGGTGGAAGTCTTAGTGATGAACAAAAAGTTGTTATTATACCACCAAATACAAGTATGCTGATAATTGCAACTAATAAATCAACAACTTCAAGTAGAATTAATATTGTTGTTGATTGGATTGAAGTAGAGTAACTACGTTGTAAAAGAAAAGGAGAAAAAGGAATGAGTAGATTTTTAAAAGATTATGAAGAAAAGAAAATTGAATCTGATAAGATGAAATTAGAAGATGAAGTAAAAAAATTAAGAAATGAAAATGAATCATTATTAAAACGATTCAAACATTTATTAGAATCAGAATTTATTAGAAGTTTTGACATGGTAACAAATAATGGGCAATGGCAAAGACCTATTGTAGAAGCGGATCAAATTACATATGGAAAAGGATTGATTAATGCAACACTTCCACCAAGTGATGGCGGAGTGATGGAATTGCAAAGAAAAATAAAAGAAGATTATTCAAGGAATGAAAGAGTATTAAAAATGTTAGAACCAACCGAACAACCTGACGCAATTAATCCAAGCCATTATAATTCCACAAAAATATCTGCGTTTGATGTGATTGATGATTGGGAACTTAATTTCTATTCAGGCAATGTTGTTAAATACATTCAACGTGCAGGAAAGAAAGAAAACAATTCTGAATTGCAAGATTTGAAAAAGGCAATGAGATATTTGGAAAAGCAGATTGAATTATTGGAAGGTAAGTAGTTATGTTAAGAATATATAATTGTCCTGATGTGATAGTAATTTATTTTATGAGATACGAATGGATAATTGAGAAGAGGTGGTTTAGATTTTAAAATCATGTAGTTACTGCCGAAAGATACACGAACGCAATTTTATTTGTCCGGAGAAGGAAAAGGCTTTAAAAGAACATCATGGAAAGAAACAGTATAAAAGCAAGTATGAAGTATTTGAAGAAACTAATGTGGATGGATTTAGAAGTACAAAGCCATGGCAACTCAAACGAGCAGAGATAAGACAGAGAGATAGGAACCTATGTCAAATATGCAGCAGAGAACTATATCAGACCATTAAACGATTTACCTATGATAATCTATCAGTACATCATTGTGAGCCTTTAAATGAGTCATATGAGAAGAGGTTGGATAACTCAAATCTTTTGTGCGTATGTTCATACCACCATATGCTATGCGATAATGGAACAATACCACAGGAAGAAGTGAAAGGAATAATTGAAGAACAGGAGAAGAAAGGCTTATGACAGATGAAGAACGTATGGATGTAATATTATATGATTGTGATCCTGATAAGAATACAGAGTGTAGAAAACGTTCATGTTATATTAACGGTGGAGAATGTAAAGCAACACATGATGAACGATATAAGGTTGATGGTGCTGTTGGTATGAAAGCGAGAGATAGGTGGCATTTATGAATGAAGCAATGCAAGACTATATAGACTATATAACAAGGGTAAGACGTAACAGTAAAGAGAGTATGTCGCAACTAAATAAGTATTCATTGAATCGTGAGATAGGTTATAGTTATGGTGTAACATCGGCACAGATGAATAGTATAGATTGGAGTAAGTATGAAGAGATATAAGTTATTGTTAAGTAATGGAGTAGAGCAGGTAGTAAAGGTTGGAGTAGAAGATGATAGACAGTTGTTCAGTATACTAAGACAATCAGATTGGTTAAACTGTATCGGTGTGTTAGATAATGATATTGAAGTATCTATGTATATCAGATGCAAGGATGTAGTAAGTGTATGTCCTATCCCGAACAATGGTATGGAGTAGGAGATACACAGTGAAGTAGGGTAGTGATGTGTGATGTGAATAAGATAGATAGATATATAAGTAATAATAATATATAATATATAATATACTAAGTTACTATTATACTTTACTTATCTTCTCGCATGACACACTAGACCCTTATCAAAAGAATGTAACGTAACTATTAACAAATGCAAATGAATTGCAAGTGAATGATAGTGTTGGTATTACAAGCTCGAAATTTGACCATACAGACATTTTTGTTATAGGGGTATGCAATGTATCAAAAGATACCCCCGGTGGTCTGTAATGTGCCAAAATGGAACGTAAAACACA